CAGTAATTAAGTCGAGAAGTTCCGGGATTATTTCAGTTTCTTCTTGGCGTAGGCGGCTAGTGCGGTACTCAGTGAGTTCCGCGTACTCGCGCTCGCGCTCCAAAAGACTAAAAGCTCTTTCACGCTCATTGCGCTCTTGCTCAAGACTTTTTGCCCATTCTTGTTCTTTTGTTTCCAAAAGTTGACGGACATCCATCTCGGCCTCTGCCTTTTTACGGGTATCGGCTTCCTGTTCTGCACGAAGCTTTTCAGCCTCTGCTTGACGCTCTTCGCGCTCCTTCTTCAGAATATTAAGCTCTTCTTTCAAAGAATCTATCTGAGGATAGAGTTTGGACTTTTCCTGTTCTCTAACCCGACGAAGATCTTCTTCGGAGTATGACTTATCAGGAGTTTGAGATTGCATTGGTGTTACTAGAGCTTCTGTTGCTACTGGCACGTCTTGGAAGAATGCTTCCTGGGCTGCCGGCGTATCAACAATATTTGTTGTTTCTGACATATTTATTCCTTAGGTTTAAGAGGTCGTTGTCCGAATAAGTGCCACGATGACCTGCGGATATCGTTTGTAGTAGGTTGACAAAATTCTTAGGTTTTGTCAGCCTAAACTTTAATTTTCCCCGTATTTCGAGTCTTCTTTACTTCCTCGACGTTGTGGGAGCTTAGTACCATATGCTTTTGTTACTAAGTCTGTTTGCATCTGCTCAATTGTTTGAGCCTCAAATGGAGTCACTATTCCTGGCTGACCAGCAGGTCCAGGCCCAACGCCCGCCCCAGCCTCTTGTCCAGGCGCTAATTCGCCCTGTCCTTCAGGTAGTATTCCCGTGAGTGATGCAATAGCTGAGTTTATCTGTGACTTGATAAGATTCAAGGCTCCATCGGCCTTGGCGTCTTCTATAAGCTCTGAACGTATTTCTTCTAACTTCTCGTCTGGGAAGTCTTCGCCTAGGGTACGTAACGCACCTTCTCGGCTTTCTAAGTTCATGCTCATCTTTGTCTGGATTTCGTTCAAAAGAATTAGCTTGTCTAGTGGGAGAGGCTGTGGAAAGTGCACAGTAGTCTCATACGTTAATGGGTCATTAGGGTCGCATACCTGTAGTTGATCCGATTTAATCGGCCCATTAAAGTCTGGGTTATACATAAACATCTCGGGTTCTTTAACTGCAAGAGTTAAAAGAATAAGTTCATTAATTCTCTTTAAACCTTCACTGTATTGAACAATTTTTTGGTTGTATCGGTTCATAAGTGGCTGGTATTGAATAGCCAAAGCAACACCGGAAGTATTAGAAATTTGTTGTACTTGACCAAGAGCAGATTCAGGAACACCGATCATTTCGTGCATAGATGTTTTAATAATCTTTAGGTACTCCATAGCACCAACAAGACCTTGTCCGCCACCTTCTAAGTTAAATACTTGGGCGTCTTTTGGTAGCCCGCCCCAGACCTTTTTAGGTCCCTTTTCTAGAGACGAGGCCTTAGCACCTGTAATAACAGTAACCGGTGCCGCATGGTAGTTAACAATGTCCGAGATGTCAGTAGCGATTTCGTTATAGCTACGGTTTAGAACAATAATGTCGTGGCCATCTGAAAGGCCCCATGGAGATCCAGAAACACGTACGTTAGGTATATGAATAACCGGAACAGTTCCTAGTGGGTTTGGTCGTGAATCAATAAGCTCGTCGTTAATATACTCTTCAATGCGGTCATCTGTAAGAATTTCAGTATATGTGTATACCTGACGAGTTCCTTCAAGAGAAGTACCCCAAAAACGATACTTAAGCTTAAAACGTATTAAACGTGAACGATCGTGAGGGTGAAACTCTGGGAAACAGAAAGAAGAGTTAAGCGGAAGGATTCGCACACGTCCTGGATGATTGCGGCCTACACTATCCGTAAAAGATTCTTCATAGGCGACTTTTACAAAGCAGTCTCCAGAAACTCCGCCTTGTTGGCCCATTTCCCACATAACGCCATGCTTATCGTTATCTGTTTCCCACACTCTTTGTAGGACATCGGGGATGATTGCCTCTGTTGCGTAAGGGCTACGGAATGATGCTCCGCGACCAAAACTAAAATTTACTATGTAATCTGTAAAAGCTCTGTAATAGTTAAATACCATCTGTGCTTCGCCAATTTCACGGCGATAAGCCCAGTGATGGCCAAGGTACATTGCCCAGTTAAGGGAGTATCTATTTAGGCGTGGACCATGGACTTCGAACTCTTCATCAGCAAGTTCTACAAGTCCTAGTGGAGAAATGGAGATCGTTAAGTCAGATGAGGCTGCCCTATAACTTGGTGGGCTAAAGTCAATACTCACTTGCCTTCACTCTCCATAAATCTATGTCGCCCTCTCATTTGATTACAGTATGTTCCGCTCTTTTTTTTCTTTTTTAATCCTTGAAATTTTTGCTTTTTTCTTATCTTCTAATTCTTTTTTAGGATCCCGTAATTTTGGATCTACTTCTCGTATAGAGCTTACCCAATCGCCGCCTTGTCTAGCGTACTCTTGACTAGCCCATTTATTAGCTGCCCTATTAGTACCAGCCCCTGGACGTTTTGTTGGATACTTAGCTTTCGCTTGTCGCATCAAGCTATTCCATAGCTTTTGATTCGCTGCTACTTTAGCCATTTATCTCCTAAATAATTATAGGTGCCCGACTTCGGAGAAAGAGTACGAAGCCGGGTACCTATAAAGTATATCTTATTTAGTCAGTAACAGCTGCAGGGTTCATACGCTGGTAGCGTGAACCTGAGCGGAATACTTCTTCGATCTTAATTTCTGCATAGTCGCCAAAAGTTCCGCTTGAGAACTCTCCAACATATGTAGGTGCCTCCACCCAAGCAGCAGATCCAACGTGAGCGCGAGCTCGCATGGTCTCTTCTGGGTACTTTTCCATAACATTAACGTTATGGTTTGGGCGACCAGCTGGTGTGTCGTAACCTTGGTTAAGACCTAGCTGGAAGTCATTTGGAACGTCTGTATCAGTAGCTACGCCTTCTTCAAAACGAAGTGGACCACGAAGTCCTGCTTGTGCTGCTGACATTTTACGCTCATAGACTGTTCCCACGCGCTCTGGGAAAGATGGAACTGGCGCAATGTTTTCTGCCATTTATATTTTCTCCTATAGGTTTAAGGATCCTTAAGTAAGAGTTTGGTACTAATACTTAAACTTTTCTGCCTAAACTCAAAAATCTTTACTTAAAGAAGGGGGATGCACTTACCTCTACGGTAGGCATAACCATCTCTTGAGTTAAAGAACAAGCTAGGGCCAATGAGTCCACAAAGTCATCGTGAGCATGCGCCTCTTCAGGGGCCGCCACTAAGAAGTTAGGACCCTTATATTGTACTTCTGCATCGGTCATTTGTTGGTAGAAACGCTTCCACATACGTAATCGTCTAGTTTTGGCGTGAGCTGGCCAAGATATCATCTGGCGTTGAATTAGGGCTTGGAGGTGCTTCCAACGCTTTGACTGCTCGGTAGGGCTAGAAAGGGATGAAATTACCTGCGCCCTAGGTAGCAAAATTTTTAGTCTTTGGGCTACAGCATCGCCTACTCCGTTAGAGTCCACCGCAACAGCCATAACGTCATAATTACCTAAAAAGTTTACTATTTGAAAATACTGCTCTTCCCAGTCATCTCCCTGGATTTCCATCCAATTTAGAATACGATGGTCGTAATAGCCAAACTCATCAGGGCGATCCCAGTCAACCCAGACAACAGTAACAACCGTAGAGTCCATTTTTCTAGCCGGGTCAATACCAACGACGACGGGAGACCTATGCCAATTCTTAACAAGCTCTTGGGAAGTATCCCCGAGATCATCCATAATCGAAGAAGTGACGAACATACCTCTTTCCAAAAGCCACTTACAGTTGTACGAAAGCTGGAACTCATCTGAATCCTCTCCGATGCGGAGCATCTCTTTTCTAATAAACTTTTCATAATTAGGGTTAAATTTAGCTACATCTTTCCAATCCCATTGAAAATGGTTTTGTCTAGAAGATCTACTTGTCTGCCTGCGTTTGTTTAATTGTATAGACCTATAAAAGTTATTCTTATGGGTAGTCGGTGTCCCTGTTTTAACCATAGTCGCGTTGTAGTACGCACCCATAGGAGCGATAGACTTAGAAACAATAAAGTCATCTGCTTCTTGACACTCGTCAATAACCATCAAATGGAAAGACTTAGATTCAATCTTTGCACGTGGGTTAGCGGTCATCATCATAAGAGATGATCCAGAGTTCTTTAGTTTGATATTTCTTGTTACTCCTGGAGTTTTGACGGTCATGTCATCAATTTCAGCGTCCCCTAAAACTTCTAGTGCACGCTCACTTGTTAGGCGAGACACAGTTCTAGAAAACAACGTTTCTGCTTGAGCTTGAATAGGTGCGAACATTCCCACCCATATACCGTCTGCAAACTTACTTAATAA